TAATCGACCTTAAAAAAAGAGGTAGAATATAATGGCTACTAGAGATAGAAAACCAATACCAAAAAACCAAGCAGAAATAGTACAAGATACTATTACTCCTTTTCTTAATCAGGGTAAACCGATTAGTCAAAATGTATTTACTCATCGTGAAAACAGAGCATTAAATACTACTCGTAAAACTGATAAGATAAAGGATATTGCTATTGGTTTAGAGGATATTGATTATGCATTAATGCATTATTTTCAAAATGTTATTAAACCAACAATAGTACAAGATGGAAATAGAATAGCTGTTCAAGTAATGTATGGTTCTCCTGAGCGCTGGCAATCAGTTCAAGCTGACGGATATTACAGAGATACTAATGGAAAAGCTGTTTTTCCCCTTATAATGTTTAAAAGAACAAATGTTGAAAAAAATAGAACATTAGGTAATAAAATAGATGGTAACTTAGCTTCTTTATTTCAAACTTTTGAAACTAGATATAATCAAAGAAACCAATATGATCAATTTTCTGTTTTAACAAATAGAACACCATCAAAACAATTTTACGTTTCTGTAGTTCCTGATTATGTTACTATATCATATGACTGTGTTTTATTAACAAACTACGTTGAACAGAACAATAAATTAATTGAAGCAATTGAATATGCTTCTGATTCATATTGGGGTGATGCTAATAGATGGCAATTTAGAACATCATTAGATTCATTTGGTATAACAAATATTATTAATACAGGTGAAGATAGAATATCATCTACTACAGTTAGCTTAAAAGTAAATGGATATTTAATAGCAGACTCTATTAATCAACATCTATCAGATACAAATATCCATTATTCTCCTGCTCAAATTAAATTTACATTTGAAACTGATAGTAGTTCTGAAATATCAATAGCAGGAGGAAAATCAGCACCAAAAACAGCTATGGGTGGTACTTCATTTGCTGATTCTTACAATGTGAATGTTAATTCTCAAATCACTATCCCCGAGAATTTATCTAATTATTTATTAGCAAATAAAACAGAGTATGCTGTATCTTTTACTGACTCCACAGCAACCTTTAATACTTCTTTCTTAACAGCACCTTCTCCTTTACCGGCAACTACTGTTTCTAATTTTACTTTCTTTTTAAATGGTCAATTAATAGATTCTTCTTCTATAGTTAGCTTTGCTGATAATGGAGATGGAACCTGCACATTAACTATAGACCCAGCTCAGTTAGGAGTAGGAGGAGAACCAATTACATTTAGTAATGACGGAGGAGTAGCAGATCAAATTCTAGCAATAGGTAAATTTGTATAAATGGCACATTTAAAACTAAAACAAGTATTATCTAATATGTCCTATGATAGTGGTTCAAATCAACTTACTATTAGTGGTGAGAATAATGCTTTAATTATATCTGGTTCTGCTATTGTTACTTCAACTCCAACTACTACAGGTTCACTTACAATTCAAAATATTGATACATTTGGTGATAGTGGTAGTTTCTTTACTGTAGATTTAGGCGACTATTAATATTTATTAACGGCTATATATATAGCTTTTACCGTTAGTATATACTAAGACATGTCGAATCAATATTTAAAATTACGCCGTTCTGCGGTACCAGGTAGAATACCAACTACCTCTTCTCTTGATTTTGGAGAGATTGCTTTAAATACATACGACGGTCTGGCTTTTATGAAAAAGTCAGGTTCTAGCGGTGAAGAAGTTGTTACGATTGGCTCTAAAATAGGAGCATTTACAGGCTCATTTTCAGGCTCATTTACTGGCTCATTATTAGGTACCGCAAGTTATGCTTTAACAGCATCATATGTAGCTAATCTACCAGTTGTAGATAGTTCCAGAATAGTAACAGGTAGTGTTACAGCTAGTGTTAGCATTAATCCTGAGAGAGCTTTTGAAGTAACATATAATGTTCCTGACCCTTCAGGCAATACTACTTTACTTCTTATCAATCAAAGCGGTAGTGTTGCAATCAATACTAGCTCTTTTGACCAGTTTAACCCAGAAACATTATTGATTGTATCTCATGATGATACAACATATAACTTAATTGTTGGTAGAAGCAATACTGATAATTATTCTCAAGTTAACTTTAAAAATATAAGTAGTGGATCATTAGCATCAACTGATATTGTTGTTACAAACGATATAGGTGATGAAGATAATTACTATGTTGATTTTGGTATTAATAGTAGTACATATAATAATCCATTTTTTGTTGGTTTAGGAAATGATGGTTATTTATTCTCTAAAGCAAACGACTTTTATATAGGAAACGCTGCTGCTGATAAAAAAATTGTTATATTTAATGGTGGTTTAGACACTACAGCAAATGCTAAAATTTGGTTTCATCCTGAAGGTGTAACAAGTTTTAATACTGATACTACAAGCTCCGCAGCAAGCCCTGCCCTACCAGCGTTAAGAATAGTAGCTCCCCCTGCAGCTCCTAATACATACAATCTAATCCAAGCAGAATCAGATGTAAATAACTACTCACAAATTTCTATCCAAAATATAAATTCAGGAACTACAGCATCTGCTGATATAGTTGCTACTAATGATATAGGAAATGAATCTAGTTACTACATTGATATGGGTATCAATAGTAGTAACTATAGTCAACCTAATGCTATAGGTATGGCTAATGATGCTTACCTATATTCTACCGGAGACCACTTACATATAGGTAATGCCTCAAACCACCCAGTAATGTTTTTTGCTGGTGGTACTGATACAGAAGCAAATAAAAAATTAGTATTAAATCCTAATAATCAACATGAATTAACTGGTTCTTTAAATATTAGTGGTTCACTAACTGTTTTAAATGGTATTACTGGTTCTTTACATGGTACTTCTAGTTGGGCACAAAATGCATTAACAGCATCTTTTATAACAGGAGCTAATGTTTGGGGTCCTTATGGTTCTAATAGTATTATATCTGCTTCTAATGCAGCAACCGCTTCTTCAGCAGATAATTTTACAGTAAGAGGTACTCTTACAGCACAAACAATTCACGCTCAAACAATTACATCTTCTACTGAATATGTAACTGGATCAACTAGATTTGGTTCTTTATTAACAGATACCCACCAGTTTACCGGATCAGTAGATATAACTGGTTCTTTAATTATAAATGGTACCTCTTATACTGCTGCTACTAGTGGAACTAGTGGTACAGCAGGCTCTTCTGGTACAAGTGGTACAGCAGGATCTAGCGGTACAGCAGGTTCTTCTGGTTCATCCGGTACAAGCGGCTCTAGTGGTACTGGTGGTTCTAGTGGTTCAAGTGGTACCTCTGGATCATCAGGTACTTCGGGTTCAAGTGGAACTTCAGGCAGTTCTGGCTCTTCAGGCACATCAGGAAGCTCCGGCTCCTCCGGAACATCTGGCTCTAGTGGCAGCTCAGGTACATCTGGTTCTTCAGGATCTAGTGGTACCTCAGGTTCATCTGGTACATCAGGTTCAAGTGGATCAAGTGGTTCTTCTGGAAGTTCAGGTACAAGCGGTACAGGCTTTGATACTATTAATTCTCCTTCTCAAGGTAGAGTAATACTTTCAGATGGTACAGCTAACGCAGCAACGGCTTCTGTCAATTTAACTTATAGTAATAGTAATTTTAATATTACTGGTAGTACTTTTATTAGTGGTTCTTTAACTGTAACTAATACAATTACTGCCCAAACTTTAAATGTACAATACATAACTTCCTCTATTATATATAGCAGTGGAAGTAATAAATTTGGAGATGAATTAAGTGATATCCATCAGTTTACTGGATCAGTAAATATAACTGGTTCCCTTACTATAAACGGAACCTCATATACAGCTGCTACTAGTGGAACTAGCGGCACCGCAGGCTCTTCAGGCACAAGTGGTACAGCAGGATCAAGTGGCTCCTCAGGAACAAGTGGTTCTTCTGGTACAAGCGGCAGTTCTGGTACATCCGGAACTAGCGGTACCTCTGGGTCTTCAGGCACAAGTGGTAGTTCAGGTTCAAGTGGTACATCAGGAAGTTCAGGCTCATCAGGAACTTCAGGTTCAAGTGGAAGCTCAGGCACAAGTGGTAGTTCTGGTTCTTCAGGAACATCAGGAAGCTCTGGTACAAGTGGCTCATCTGGAACATCAGGTTCAAGTGGTTCTTCTGGAACATCAGGTAGTTCTGGCTCATCAGGTACTTCAGGTTCTAGCGGCACAAGTGGCACTGGCTTTAATACAATATATGATCCTGCTGTAGGCAGAATATTATTATCAGACGGTAGTGTAAATGCTGCAACTGCTTCCGCTAATTTAACTTATAGTGGAAGTGCTTTGTATATAACAGGATCTGTTTATATTTCAGGTTCATTAAATTACACATCAGGATCTATAACTAATGTAGATTACATTGATTTTAATACTAGTGCTTCATTTGCTTCTGCTCTTGGTAGACTAGGATATGATAGTGGTGAAGGTACTTTACAATTTGGATTAGCTGGAGGTAATGTAACTTTAAATATAGGTGAAGATTTATTTCAATATGTTTACAATAATAGTGGTGGAACCTTAACTAAAGGTCAAGTAGTATATATTTCAGGCTCTCAAGGTAATAGAATAGCTGTTAAATTAGCTTCAGCAACTGCTGAACAAGGTTCAGCTAATACATTAGGTTTTATTGCTGAAACAATTAACGCTGGTGATGAAGGTTGGGTACAAACAGAAGGTACTTTAAGAGGATTAAATACAACAGGATTAGTAGGAGGTCAATTAATATTTTTAAGTAGCTCAGCGGGTCAATTCACTCAAACTCCTCCTGTAGCACCACTTCATGGTGTAAGATTAGGATATGCTGAAAGAATAGATAATAATGTAGGTTCAATCTACATTAAGATTGATAATGGATATGAATTAGGAGAATTACATGATGTAGTTGATAGTACAACTACTTCATCATATGGTGATTTATTTATAAAGAGTGGTAGTGTTTGGGTTAATTCTAAAGAATTAATTGGCTCTTATAAATTAACTGGTTCATTAAATACAAGCGGTTCAAATACTTTTATTGGTATTCAAACTATAACAGGCAGTTTCCTAGTAAGTGGTTCTACTACCCAAATAGGTAACAATATATTACTTGGAAATACTTCATTATCAGGTAGTATTACTATTTCTGGATCTAGTGGACCGGGAGCTGCAACAGCATCAGTACAAATATATGGTGATATTAGGCAATCAGGTTATCATAGATTTGATCCTGTAACAACAAATATAGATACTTCAATATCTGCCTCTTACATTTATGTAAGTGGATCTACAAATGACTTATATTTTTCTCAGAATGGAGGAGGATATTCTAATACAACTCGTTTACGTTGGTTAGAAGGTAATTTATATACTGGATTATTAAATGGTGGTGTAATAACAGCTGCTACAGGATCTACTACATATAATATTAGTAGTGGTAGTGGTATTATTGTTGATTTAAATGCAAGTTTAAATGATAATCCTTACCCAACAATTCAATACCTTAACTGGGGCAATTTATCAGCTAGTATTGCTCCTTTAACAGCATCTTACCAACAAGCTTTTGTTGCTGTTGATTCGACTGGTAATATCTTCCAACAAGGAACTCCTTTTAGTAATGGACAGTTTGATACATTAATTAATATAGGTGTTGTATTATTTCAAAATGGATCTACAATTAATGCTGTCAAAACACAGCCTTCTGTAGCATATGGTTTTGAACAATCACAAAATATATTCAATAGAGCGTTTGGTCCATTAAAATTATCAGGATTTACTTTAACACCTAGTGGATCTTCTACAGGTGGTTTAGTAGTAGGTAGTGGTACCGCTTATTCTCCAGGATCTAATTATACTATAGATCCAAACGAACCATCATATGCTGTTGACTCAGGAACTAGTATTTCTAAAATATACAGATATTATCAATCAGGATCTACTTGGGTTTATCAAACTAACGGAGGAGCTGGATTTACATCAATTGACCCTACACAATATTCTAATAATGGTACATTAACAGCAGTACCTCCACCTGCAAATTTAAACTGGACTATTCAAAGAGTATTCTGGTTTCCTAATAGTGTAGCTAAAGCAATAGTTGTTTATTATGGTAATGCTTATTACGGTTCAGAATCTGAAGCTATTGCAAATATAAACATAGAACCATTCGTAGAAGCTCCTAATACAGCTGCTAATGCAATTTATCTAGGTGCTGTTATAATTAACGGAAGTGGTGTATTTACAAATGCTAATGACTTCACGATCGTACCTGGAGGTCTATTTAGATCAGTAGGAGGATCAGGTGGTGGTGGATCAGTAATAACTACTCGTTTAGTAGATTTATCTGATGTAATGATATCAGGACCTACAGACGGTCAAGCATTAGTATATAATTCTACTTCTACTAAATGGGAGAATGAATCATATATTAGTGCATCTATAAGTGGTAATGCTGCTACAGCAACAACAGCTAGTTTTGCTTCAACAGCTTCTTCTGCAAATATATTTGCAATTAGAAACTATTTAGAATTAAAACCTGGAACTGACCCAGGTGGATCAAATGTATCTTCATCTTATTTCTTTGTAACTTCTTCTTTAGATGATACTATACCAAATTTACATTATAGAAACAATAGTGCTCTTTGGGAAACACACTGGTTAGAAGAAAGAACTGATACTGGTATTGTTTGGGGTGGCGTTACCACATTCTCCGGCTCTATACTTTATGTCACACCAGGTGCTGGTCTAATTATAGATCACAATGCTATTACCAGCTCACACAATAGTACAAATCCAACCTATGTTCAATTTGGCCCTATAACAGCTAGTGCTCAATATATAACTTCATCTCAAGTAACTTATCTATTAATTGATTCAAATGGTAGTTTAATACAACAAACTTCTCCATTTACTCCTCAACAATATAATGAACAATTCCCATTAGGTTATATATTTAATTTAACAACATCAAGTATTAGTTCATTTGCTGATGCTCGTGTAACAACATATGGCCAATCAGAACAATCAAATCAGTTTGTTAGAGCATTTGGTCCATTAAAAATAAGTGGATTTGATATTACTCCACAAACAAGCAGTTTAAGAATTAGTATTGCTTCTGGACAAGCATATCGCTATGGTGGTTTTTATAGTCAAAATCCAACTTCACCTTCAATTTATGATTCTACTACTATTGCTACTGGTAGTTTAGTTAGGGTATACAGAGATCCAGGAGTAACAGGGGGATATAGAGCTGCAACTAATGCTGGTGTTCCTTATACAGTTATTGATCCTACTAAATACGACAATGGATCTGGTACACTTCAAACAGTAAGTGCAAGTCAATGGACAATACAAAGAGTATTCCAGGGTGTTGTTAATAATTTATCATATGTCTATTATGGTCAAAATGTTTATGACAATCTTTCAACAGCACTTCAAAGTATTACAACAGAAGAATTTGTTGAATCACCAACTAGTCAATTAGCATTACCGTTTATTGGTTACATTATTGCTAAAGGTGATACAACTGATTTATCTGATACAGCAAATAATAAAATAATCCAAGCTGGCCTATTCAGAAACACAGCCGGATCCTCAGGTGGTGGTGGTGCTGCAGTAACAAACTTAAATGATTTAGGTGATGTAACTATTTCTTCTCCTTCAACAGGACAAGCATTAGTTTATAATGCTGGTTTGTGGGTAAATGGTATTCCTGCATCTGCATCCTATGCTGCAACATCTTCATTTTCAAATAATTTTATAGTAAGCGGCAGCTTAGATATATCAGGTTCTCTTACAATAAACGGAACTTCCTATACAGCTGCTACTTCAGGAACTAGTGGAACTAGTGGCACATCAGGTACTACAGGTACAAGCGGTACTTCAGGAACTACTGGTACTTCAGGCACAGCAGGTACATCTGGCTCATCAGGTACTAGTGGTTCAAGTGGTACAAGTGGATCTAGTGGCACTAGTGGTCAAAATGGATCGTCTGGCACAAGCGGCTCAAGTGGGACCTCAGGCCAAAACGGCTCAAGTGGCACAAGTGGCACAAGTGGCTCAAGTGGCACCAGTGGTACAAGCGGCTCTAGTGGTACTTCAGGTTCATCTGGCACTTCTGGTTCTAGTGGCACATCAGGCTCTACTGGTACAAGTGGCTCCTCAGGTACTGCTGGTACTGGTTTTAATACAATTAATAGTCCTGCTACAGGAAGAATACTATTATCAGACGGTACAGTTAATGCAGCAACAGCATCTGTAAGTATGAGCTTTACGGGTGGTATTTTGAATGTAACTAGTTCAATAATTGCTACTAACTTTACAGGTTCATTATTAGGTACTGCTTCGTTTGCAACAACTGCTTCTTATGCTTTAAATGCTGGTGTTTCTGGATTAAAAACAAAAGCAGGATCAGTAGCTGCAGGATCCTTTGCTGGTAATCCTAGAAAATCAACTATAACTTTTGCTGCAGCTTTTGCTGATGCAAACTATGCTGTAGTTATAACAGGCGAAGATTCAAGAACATGGACTGTAGAAAGTAAAGTATCTGGTAGCTTTGTTATAAATGCAAATAGTAATGTAGGATTAGCAGGAACAACATATTGGATAGCAACAGCATATGGGGAAACTAATTAAATATTTATATTAGATCATGCCAATATTTTATACAGATTCGGGTAGTTTTAACGATTTAAGTGTTACAGGTAGTGTAGTTGTAACTAATACAATTACTGCTCAAACACTTAATGTACAAACAATAACTTCATCTATTGATTTTGTAACAGGATCTACTCGCTTTGGTAGCCTATCAAGTAACACACATCAATTTACGGGCTCAGTAAACATAACTGGTTCTCTCAATATAAACGGAACTTCATATACAGCTGCTACTAGTGGAACTAGTGGTACTGCAGGCTCTTCTGGCACATCAGGCCAAAATGGTTCAAGTGGTACTAGCGGTTCAAGCGGCACTAGTGGCACACGGGGGTCAAGCGGCACCTCAGGTCAAACAGGCTCAAGTGGCACAAGCGGCCAAACAGGTTCAAGCGGCACTAGCGGCCAAAACGGTTCAAGTGGCACCTCCGGCCAAACAGGCTCAAGTGGCACCTCAGGCCAGAATGGTTCAAGCGGCACAAGCGGCCAAACAGGCTCTAGCGGTACCTCAGGCCAAAACGGTTCAAGCGGCACTAGCGGCCAAAACGGTTCAAGTGGCACCTCCGGCCAAACAGGCTCAAGTGGCACCTCCGGCCAAACAGGCTCAAGTGGCACCTCCGGCCAAACAGGCTCAAGTGGCACCTCAGGTCAGAATGGCTCTAGTGGTACTAGTGGTCAAACAGGCTCAAGTGGCACTTCTGGTCAAAATGGTTCAAGCGGCACCTCAGGCCAAAATGGCTCAAGCGGCACAAGCGGTCAAACAGGTTCTAGCGGTACTAGCGGCCAAAACGGTTCAAGTGGCACTTCTGGTCAAACAGGCTCAAGTGGTACTAGTGGCCAAAACGGCTCAAGCGGTACTTCAGGCCAAAATGGCTCAAGCGGCACCTCAGGTCAAACAGGTTCAAGCGGTACCTCCGGTCAAACAGGTTCAAGCGGTACCTCCGGTCAAACTGGCTCGAGTGGCACAAGTGGTCAAACAGGCAGTAGTGGTACTAGCGGTCAAACTGGCTCAAGCGGCACTTCAGGCCAAACAGGCTCAAGCGGCACAAGTGGTCAAACAGGTTCAAGCGGTACTTCAGGTCAAACCGGTTCAAGTGGTACAAGCGGTCAAACAGGTTCAAGCGGTACTTCTGGTCAAACTGGCTCAAGTGGTACTTCTGGTCAAAATGGTTCAAGCGGAACAAGCGGATCAAGCGGCACTAGTGGCACACGAGGGTCAAGCGGCACCTCAGGTCAAACAGGCTCAAGCGGTACAAGCGGTCAAACAGGCTCAAGTGGCACCTCAGGCACATCCGCTCCTGGTATTACATCAGGCTCAAGCGGCACTAGTGGTCAAACAGGAAGTAGTGGTACCAGTGGTATAAGTGCTGGTTTTACTAGCTTCTCTAAATCAATTGTCATAATTAATAATAGCCTTGTTGCTCAATCCGATACAGGCTCATTTGTAGGATGGAGAGCTCCATTTACCTGCACAGCTAGTTTAGTAGCAGGATTTAGAGATAGTGGATCTGGTTTAGTAGTAAATGCATTTAAAAATACTGCTGCAACTACTTTGTTAGCTTCAAACCTTTCCGTTAACATAACTGGATCTTGGGTATCAAGCTCAACATTACAAAATACAAATTTTAATATAGGAGATACATTATATTTTAATATAGTAAACTTTACTGGTTCTCTAACAGAAATAGGTGTGCAAGTTGATTTTATAAAATAATTATAAACAAGTTATGGCAATAGTAAGTTCAGGATCCTTTGCAGCAACTAACAATAAAATTGCAGGTACAACGCTTGCATTTACTTCTTCACAAGCTATACGGTCTGGTGATTTGGCAGTATTGTTTATTGCAGCAGATAACTCAGCAGCAGGTACAGCAACAAACTTTGTTACTAGTGTAAGGGATAACGCTATTAACTATAACTTTCAGCAGGGTACAGGCTTTAATAATACAGCATATTCAATAGTATCACAATCAGATGGTAAAATATTGGTTGGTGGTGCTTTTACTACTTATAATGGACAAGATGCTCCTAATATTGTTCGTTTACATACAGATGGAACTTTAGATACTAGTTTTATTCCTAATTATAGATTAGTTGATGGCTCCGTTTTTAAATTAGCTATACAACCTAATGTAACTGGGTCTTATTATAGTGGAAGCGGAGTGTGGAGTGTAGGAGGAGCATTTATTAATGTTAGAGCAGATCTTACATCCGCTGGTACTCAAAATGCAGCTTTAATTTTTGGAGGCGATCTCAGCTCGGTTGTTTGTAATCTAACTGAAGAATATAATGGATCTGCATGGTCTGCAGGAGGTAACTTAATTACTGCTAGATCATATATAGGAGGAGCTGGCAGCCAAAATGCAGCCTTAGCTGCAGGAGGAACTACTACACTCCCAGCAGTTACACAACAAACTATTACGGAAGAATATAATGGATCTACTTGGGCAGCTGGAGGAGCAATGACTATTGCTAAATATGATGCAGCAGGAACAGGCACCCAAAATGCTGGATTAAGTATTCTTGCTAGCTCACCAGGACTTTCAGAAGAATATAATGGTACTTCTTGGACTACTGGTGGTAGCATAATTAATTCATTTAGAAATTCTGCAACAGGTACAGGAACCCAAAATGCAGCCTTATCTATCGGTGGTGGAACACCAATCGCAAGAACATGTACAGAAGAATATAATGGTATTTCTTGGTCAACTGGTGGTGCTTTGAATACTGCTAGAATTGTAGCGGCAGCTGGTACTCAAAATGAAGCTTTAGCCTTTGGCGGCACAGCCCCTGCTACATGCACAGAAGAATATAATGGTACTACTTGGTCAACAATAAGTGTTACTTTTAACACTGCTAGATCTGCTAATATTGGAGCTGGTATTCAAAATGCAGCTTTAGCTATTGGTGGATTTGTATCTTCTACCAATACCGCATGCACAGAAGAATACACAGCCACAACAACATCCACTTGCATCTCAGACAAAATCATAGCAGTAGGCACTATACCTAATGGTGCTATTCGCCTTAACCCAGACGGTACTGAAGATCCATCATTTAATGTAGGTACTGGTTTTGATAATACTGTATGTACTATAATTGTACAAGATGTTGCTGGTGGATATGTTGGTGGTGCCACTTGGGCAGCCGGAGGAACACTAATCGTTGCCAGAGCAGGCTTAGCAGGTGCTGGGACACAAAACGAAGCATTAGCTTTTGGAGGATCAAACCCAGCAGATGTAACATGTACAGAAGAATATAATGGATCTACTTGGGCAGCCGAAGGAACACTAATCGTTGCCAGATCAAGCTTAGCAGGCACCGGTACTCAAAATGCAGGATTAGCATTTGGTGGAAATAATCCAACAAGTTTGTCCTGTACAGAAGAATATGATGGTACTTCATGGGCAACAGGTGGTACTTTAATTACTGCTAGAAATGGTTTAGCAGGGGCAGGTACACAAAACGCCGCTTTAGCTATTGGTGGATTTGTATCTCCTACCAATACCGCATGCACAGAAGAATACAACGGTACTTCATGGACAGTAGGAGGTACTTTAATTACTGCTAGATCTGGCCTAGTAGGTGCCGACACTCAAGATGCAGCTTTAGTCTTTGGAGGAATAGATACACTAGGAATCCGAATAGGATGCACAGAAGAATATAACGGATCTACTTGGGCAGCCGGAGGAACACTAATCGTTGCCAGAGCAGGCTTAGCAGGTGCTGGGACACAAAACGAAGCATTAGCTTTTGGTGGAAGTACTATAAGTTTAACATTCAGATGCACAGAAGAATACAACGGAACTTCATGGACAGCAAAAGGTACTTTAATTACTGCTAGAAGTTCATTAGCAGGAGCCGGTACCCAAAATGCTGCTTTAGCTTTTGGTGGAGCAACACCAGTTCCCGTTACAGTAGCATGCACCGAAGAATATACTATTACTGGTACAACATACACAAACAAACTCATCTTCGGCGGCGCCTTCACCAGCTACAACGGTATTACCTACAGTGGTAGTGCTCGTATTGATGGAGGTGGAGCTATAGATACATCATTCAATATAGGCGATGGCTTTAGTCCGGTTGATGTAAGATGTTATCAATTTTATAATGGCGGTGCTTGGATAGCAGGAGGAGCTCTAATAACTGCTAGAGATAATCTAGCAGGCGCCGGCACTCAAAATGAAGCTTTAGCTTTTGGTGGAGATTGCACAGGTTTTCCCTCAGTAGCAGTATCCTGCACTGAAGAATATAATGGTTCTATATGGACAGCAGGTGGTGCTTTAATTAATGCTAGAGATAATCTAGCAGGCGCCGGCACTCAAAATGCAGGCCTAGCCTTTGGAGGACAAACACCAACAACAGTATCATGCACAGAAGAATATGATGGTTCTACTTGGACAGCAGGCGGTAATTTAATTGTTTCTAGATTTGCTTCAGCAGGAGCAGGCACCCAAAATGCAGGATTAGCTATTGGTGGATTTACACCTGCTGGGTCTAGTGTAGAAGAATATAATGGGTCTATTTGGACAACAGGTGGTAATTTAATTACTGCTATGGGGTATTTAGGAGGTGTAGGTACTCAAAATGAAGCCTTAGCATTTGGAGGATTTTCACAGGTGGGTCCAACAATTCGTTTATCATGCACAGAAGAATATAATGGTACCTCTTGGATAGCCGGTGGTACTATGGCTTGTGCTAGAACTGATTTAGGAGGAGCAGGTACTCAAAATGCAGCTCTTGCATTTGGAGGATCATCTCAAACACCAATTACACAATTTTCTACAGAAAGATATGATGGTACTTCTTGGGTGAATGGTAATAATTTAATTACTTATAGATTTAGTCTAGCAGGTGTAGGCACTCAAAACACAGCATTAGCAGTTGGTGGGGGATTTTCTGGGGTTCTTACTTGTACTGAAGAATATAACAGCCCCTCCTTATTTGCAGTAGGCAATTTCACCTCAGTCTCAGGCTCAACACGTAACCGTATTGCTCTCCTCAATGCACTTACCGGTGACCTCATCTCAACATCATCATTCAACATAGGTAGCGCAGGCTTCAACGCAGCCGCCAACAGCATCGCTGTTCTACCAGACAACAGCATCGTTGCTGTAGGAGCGTTTACAGCATACTCCGGTTCAAATATAAACCGTATAGTAAAAATTAATACTGATGGAACATTAGATACTGCATTTTCTGCTTCTATTGGTGCTGGATTGAATAACACTGGGAGTGTTGTTGTGAATTATCCTTCTAGTGGTGTTGATGTTTGGACGGCAGGAGGCGCTTTAATTACTGCTAGAGAAGTTGCTGCCGGCACCGGAACCCAAGATGCTGCTTTAACAGCTGGTGGAGGTCCAGGTGTTCCAGCTGGTAATCTTGCAGAAGAATATAATGGGTCTACCTGGTCTTCAGGAGGTAATTTAATTACCTCAAGATATTGGTTAGTAGGTATGGGTACTCAAAATGCTGCTCTAGTAGCTGGTGGACTTCTTGTTGGACCTAATACAGCTACAGGAATTAGTGAAGAATATAATGGATCTACTTGGGCCTCAGGTGGAACTATGGCTACTGCTAGAGCGCTTATGGGTCGTGCAGGAATCCAAAATGCTGCTTTAGTTATGGGTGGAGGTATTGGGGCACCGGCTCCTGCATGCATAAATAACACAGAAGAATATGATGGTTCTACCTGGACAGCCGGAGGGAACTTAATAGTTGCTAGACAATATTTAAATGGTGATGGCACCCAAAATGCTGCTGTTGCTTTTGGTGGATTTGTTTCAGTTGCAGTATCATGTACCGAAGAATATGATGGTACTTCATGGGCAACAGGTGGTACTTTAATTACTGCTAGAAATAGTTTAGCAGGGGCAGGTACACAAAACGCCGCTTTAGCTGTAGGAGGAGGAGATGCTATATCTCCTAGTCTAAGTTGTACAGAAGAATATGATGGGTCTACTTGGACAGCAGGTGGTGCTTTAATTACTGGTAGAATTCAATTAGCAGGAGCTGGCACTCAAGATGCAGGTTTAGCTTTTGGAGGAGGTACTCCAACCATTGTTTCTTGCACTGAAGAATATTTCTCATCTGAAGATACTCTTTTAATTGGAGGTACATTTACTCAATTCTCTGGTTCAACATTTAGTGGTTCTGTTCGTTTATCATTAAGTGGATCAAGAGACACTACATTCAACATAGGTTCTGGCTTCGGCGCAGCAGTAGACGTAGAAGATTATTACATCCACTCCGATGATGATATCATAGCAGTAGGTGGTTTTACAACATACTCTGCTTCATTCTCCCCACAACCAAATCGTATCATCAAACTTAATTCAAACGGTTCAGTTGATGCTGCAGGAATAGGAAATACATGGTCAAAAATATCAGAACGTTCATCAAACGATGCTGCAGGTGCAGGTTCAACATTAGCTTTATTTTATTTAACAGCTTCATACGATATACCTGCAGGCACAGCAATCACAGCTTCTTTTACAGCATCTATTACTGCCAAAGCAGCAACTGGATGGAGATTTGTTACAGATCAGCGGGCCATCGCTTATACAGGTTCTGTAACATCTTCTGCAGCTGGTGGTACTTCCCAACCTCTTCGTATAAACTTAGCCAACTTAACTAGTGGTAGTGGTAACTATTTATTTATAAGAGGGGTTGCATTTGAGAATACAAACACTACTACTTTTACACCAACAGCTAACTATACAACAATATCTGCTGATGGTACTACGGGTGGCGCTGTAATTACTAACCAAAGTGTAAGAGGTGAATTTAGAATTTTAACTACTGCTTCATACTTTTCTAACCCAACATTGGGTGCTGCTTCTTCTCAAGCATCAATATTTTGGACATTCTATGAATCAGCAGCTGCTGCTAGAGGCAGAACATATTTTATTTTATTAGATTAATATTTATTGTAAATAATACAATATGCCTTATTATTATCAAGCTACTAATTGGGGTAAAGGATTCATTACCCATGAAGATAACGAATTAGCTCACGTTGCGGGATATCCTGCCGATATTTGGGTAACTGAAAACACAACTTGGGCAACACGTGTTAGTGCTATTGAAAAAACACAAGCAGAAGCACAAGCTGCTGTTGATGCTGTTGTTGCACAAGCACAAGCAGATTGGACTGCTGAATCTGGAATGCCTTATCCTCAACCAATTGTACTTCCTTAATTTGGAAGTACAAATTTAGTTTCGTATATTTAGTTATAAAAATAAATCTGTTATGTCTGAAAACACAGAAAACAACCAAATACAAGTTACAGAAGATTTAAAGAACATCCTTGCTATCCTTAAACCAAATGATGCACAACAAATTCTTCAATTAAAAGAAGAATTAGCTGACAACTGGAATAAGAAACAAATCTTTAGAACAGAAACCGAAATGCGTGTTTCAGTTCTTAACGATGGTAAATTTCCAACAGTAGCAGCTAAGTACTGGCAATCAGTTAGAGAAATGTCAGCTCACTTTGATGCATTAATGAATCTTTCATTTGATATGAGACGTTCAACTGTTGAACGCCTTAAATTAGAGAAAAAAATGAAAGAAGCTGAAGAAGCTGCTGATCAATTGGAGATTATGTCACTTCAAATTGATTTAGATCAAAATCTATATAATAAAGCTTGTATGGAACAAGTAGCTCACGATCGTGTTCGTGAAATTCAAACTTGGTCTAAATTAAAAACAGAATTGGATGATGGGTCATTTGATACAAAAGAAGTAAATACACATCAAGCCGTTAGCTTACACCATAGATTAGCCTACAGAGCAAGCGCATTAAATGAACACTCAGACCCAACCGAAGTAGCAAATGTAATGGGACAGCTTCAAACAATGGAGCGTTTGAAACAACAAAATGCTTTAACTCACGAAGCAGTTATGGCACAAAAACAGTTACAAAATAAGCAGTAATGCAATTTATATATTCAAACCCTAAGGCTTTAGATCCTGGGTTTTGTGAAGAGGTTATAGAATTATTTGAGCAATCTCCATTAAAGCAACCTGGTGCTTTTAGGTACAATGAAGAAGTTGTACAAAAGCACGATGTGAAGAAATCAATGGATATTTCTTTTGATCCAACCTTTCTACAACACCCAGATTGGGGAAAACCTTTAAGATATCTAGTTGATGTTGTTGAAGAAAATATATCAAAGTATATTTTTAGACACGAGCAAGCATTCCAAAAAATGGATGACTTTAGATTAGATACCTTATTTAATATGCAACGCTATGAGCCTGGGGAAGCATTTTATGGGTGGCACTGTGAAAGAGCAGGCATTCCTGCTTCGGCAAGAGTGCTTGTTTGGATGGTTTATCTTAATACAGTAAATGATGGAGGTGGAACTCAATTCTATTACCAAAATCATGTCGAGCAACCAGAACAAGGCAAATTATTAATTTGGCCTACTGATTGGACTCATACCCACCGAGGAATTCCTTCACCAACACAAACAAAATATATTTTTACAGGGTGGTATACCCATTATAAAAAGTAAGTTATGTTTCCTTTAAAACCATACAACGATTTCAAACCAACTTCTAATTGGAATGATTTTTATTATTTTAAAAATGTATTCAATGATCAAATGATCAAAGAATTAGAGGATATGGTTTATGCTAATTACAAATTCTCTAAAATTATTATTTCCTTTAGCACTACAAGCAAACGATGCTTTATTTCATTTTGATATTGATGTTGTAACTGATCCAATTCACTATGTTATTTATCCTGAAGACGGAGGTCATCTTGATTGGCATATGGATGTTGGAGCATATGGTGTTAATAAAAGAAAACTAGCAATGACAGTTCAATTATCAGATTCAACTGATTATGAAGGTGGTGAATTTGAAATTTGGATGGGTGGTAAAGATGGTTTTGTTACTGTACCAAGAGAGAAAGGTGATGTAATTATTTTTCCTGCTTTCTGTATGCATAGAGTAAAACCAATAACAAAAGGAACAAGAAAATGTTTGGTTTTTTGGACAGGGGGTCGTCCCTTTAGATAATAAATAATAGTTATGGAATTTAAGGTTTTTGAACAATTATGGTTTGCAACACCAGTGTGGGAATGTCCTGTTTCTGGAATTGATAACGATGAAATTAAACAATACTGTTTAAAAGTACGTGAAAAGAAACCTGGTGCTACTATCTCTAATAGAGGAGGGTGGCACAGCAACGAATTACTTTTTCCCGTACCCGATTCACTCCAAACACTAATAGATGATATGACTGTGTTTGTAAATGATGTTTGCTATCGTTATACAGGTACACAATTAAAATTTGGTAATTTATGGATTAATATTAATGGTCATCATGACTATAATTTACTCCATGACCACCAAAAAAGTGTACTGTCCGGAGTATATTATGTAGATGTACCTGATGAAAATATGGGTGATTTAGTATTGCATAGAGGAGATAATGCTGAGTTCTTTTTAAAAGACATTAATGAGCAAACAATGGCAAATGCTCTTAATTGTAGCAAACAAGCTAAAACATCCACATTCTATTTATTTCCCAGTTGGGTTAAACACCATGTTGAACGTAATGAAAGTCATAAAGAAAGAATATCTGTAGCTTTTAATTTTGTTCCTTTAAATGCTTAAATATGAATAAGGATAATGTGCATGTTTTTAGTTTATTTCCTACACCATTATATGTTACAACATATGACGGTGACACAACTGAAATAGTAAAATACCTTGATAGTTGTGAAATGAATGAAGCACACGGTAGTGGCTATGGAATGATCTCTAAAAATAGTTATATAATTGATAATCCTGTTTGTAAACCATTAGCAGATTTTGTAATGTATCATTTCAATCAATTTGCTACTGGCATTATGAGATATGCATATGATGAATTACAGTTTGCCCAATCCTGGCTAACATACAAAATGCCAGGGCAATTTCACAAAGCACACACTCACCCAAACACACTAATTGCAGGTGTATTTTACTATGACGTACAAGAAGGAGACTCAGCAATATGTTTTAGTAAAGAGGTAAGATCATATCATCGTTCCTATTTAGAACCTTCAATATGTGCTGATTATCAAGATCATCTTTATTCACAAGAAGAAATATACTTTCAACCTAAGCAGAATAATCTTATTATATTTCCTTCGCATTTGATGCACGGTGTTCCTCCTAATAATACTAATAGAGTAAGAAAAGCATTAGGTATTAATGCATTAACTAAAGGTACATTAGGTGATCAAGAAACTATTAGTGAAATAATATTTGGACGTTATGCTAAATAAAGAAACAATTGAAGTATTACCTCTATTTCCATCACCTCTGTTTACAGCAGTCTATACTGATGGTGATTTAGATAAAACAATTAAACATCTAGATAGCTGTGAGTTAATTGATGGAGGTAAAGCAAGCGAATATGGTTTTCATTCAAAAGATACTTATATTCTAGAACATAAAGAATGCAAACCATTAGCTGATTTTATAATGCAATCCTTACTCCATTTTGCAAAAGAAATATTGATGTATGCATACGATGAATATGCATTCTCACAATCATGGATCTCACACAAATCCCCAGGCCAACACCACACAATGCATACTCACCCTAATAGCCTAATTTCAGGTGTATTTTATTATGGTGAGGAAGATGAAGATATTCCTGCAATTTCATTTCATAAACCAATTGTAGGAACAAATGTTTCTTACCTAGCACCTAAATATCAATCAGATAGAAGAAAATCACAATACGCTTGGGATTCATTTTCAGTTAATTACACTCCAGGATTATTATTGTTATTTCCCTCTTATGTATTTCACTCTGTTCCTGTAAATAAAAGTAAATTAACAAGGAAAAGTTTAGCATTTAATGTTTTACCAAAAGGTAAAATTGGTGATGAACATAGTTTAACTGAATTATTATTTAATAAAGTAGGATAATGGAAGGATACACTTACCAAGCGAAGAAAAAAGGTAATATTATTTCTGTACCGGAAACACCAAAAACAGAAAAATATTTAGTTTGGCATATTGATGGAGGATTAGGAAAAAATATTGCTGCAACAGCACTATGCCAAACAATAAAAGAAACATACCCCGATAGAAAATTAATTATGGTTGTATCTCATCCAGAATGTTTTCTAAATAATCCATTTATTGATAGAGTTTATTTCTCAGGAAATAAATCCTACTTTTATGATGATTATATAAAAGATAAAGATACGCTTTTCTTTAAACAAGAACCATATAACCAAACTGACCATATTCTGCGCAGAAAACACCTGATAAACAATTGGTGTGATATTTTAAATATACCTTATACGGGACAACAACCACAGATATTTGTCAATATGGCTCAAAAAATGACTACTGGTTTGTGGTTAAGAGATAAACCAACAATGATATTACAAACTAATGGTGGTCCATTAACTGGTCAAAAATATGGTTATTCTTGGGCTAGAGATATGCCGTATGATTATTCTCAACAAATAGTAGATAAGTATAAAAAAGATTACCATATATTTCAAATTACTAGACCTGATTCACAAAAATTAGATGGTGTTGAAGTAATAGATAAAGCAATGACGAATATGGAATTGTTTGCTATGATGGTAAACGCTAAAAAACGTGTATTAATTGATTCTTGCATGCAACATGCCGCGGCTGCTTTTAAACTTCCATCAACTGTGTTATGGGTTGGTACATCACCTGTTGTGTTTGGATATGATATCCATAACAATATTGTAGCAAATCCACCAAAACAAGGTGGTCTTAAATTAATCGATTCATATATGTTTGATTATAATTTAGATGGTATATTACATGAATGTCCTTATATAGATGCAAATGAAATGTTTAATATAAATGATATTTATAACAGTATAAATAAACAATAATGTATATAGTATTAATGCAATTTATCCCTGGAAACGATCAAATTTGGGTTGCCAAATTAAACCCAAATGACCCAGAATATATCTACCCTACTGAACAAGAGGCAATAGATAAAGCAGCTGAATTACAATCAGCTGATCCAACAGAAAGACAATATAAAGCCGCTCCTATTAATAATGAAATATAAATAAATTAGTTTTATAAGTTATGAAAATACTTTTTATTGCTCCTCACCTATCTACAGGAGGAATGCCTCAATACCTTTACAAACAAATGGAGGTTTTAAATGAAAGTTGTGAAGTATGGTGTATTGAATGGGATAACATTACAGGGGGTGTTTTAGTAGTTCAACGTAATAGAGTCGTCAACTTATTGGGAAACAGACTAATTACCCTAGGAGAACCCAGAGAAAAACTATTTGAACATATTGAAAAAATAAACCCAGATGTTATTCACCTCCAGGAAATTCCTGAAATGTTTATGCCATATGATTTAGCTGTAAAGTTATATAATTCAAATAGAAAATATAAGATAGTTGAAACTTCTCATGATTCTAGTTTTGATATATCAAATAAAAAACACTTTCCTGATCACTTTGCAATGGTTAGTCAATATCAAGTTGAAGCATATAAACCATTGAATATACCTTGTGAATTAGTAGAATACCCAATTGAATACAAAACAAAAACAAAATCTAGAGAAGAATTATTAGCTGAGTTAGGATTAGATCCTAATAAAAAACATGTTATTAATGTAGGTTTGTTTACCTCTAGAAAAAATCAAGCCGAAGTTGTTGAATACGCAAAACAAATGCAGGATTATCCAATTCAATTCCATTTTATTGGTAATCAAGCTGATAATTTTAAATATTATTGGGAACCAATAATGAAGGATTTTCCTCCTAACTGTAAATGGTGGGGAGAAAGAAGTGATGTAGATGCATTTTATCAAATGGCTGATCTATTCTTATTTACTTCTAGAGGACATATCAATGATAAAGAAACAATGCCTTTAGTAATTAGAGAAGCTATTAGTTGGAGAGTTCCTTCTTTAATTTATAATTTGGACGTATATTTAAACTACTTTAATAAGTACGATAATATTGAATATTTAAACTTTAGTGATAAAAATCAAAACATAGAAAAAATATTAAACAAACTAAATATAAAAATGAACACAAATAGCATAAGCAATTATTTTGATGTTGATATTCAACCTGAAGAAAATAAAATTTCGATAAATTATAAAAGGGCTGAACCTAATTCCTATAAAATTTCTATTAAGGAAAAAGATTCTAATGCTCCTCTCTATTGGTTTCCCGTTACTTTTATAAACTATAGCAGTTGGTGGGTAATTCCAACACCAACATCATCCATAAATTTTGCTACTGACCCGGCTGTAGGAACTATAACGGTTGAATTTTATGATGAAAATGATAACTTCTTATTTTTAAAGGATTTATTTGTTAAAAATGTTATTAAAAAAGAAGTAAAACTAAATATTGATAATCCATTTGATTGTTTATTCAACAATTATCGAGAAATGTTCCTCCAGAACAAATATGATTGCTATGAGTTAGATAAAATGGAAACTGTTTTTGATGTTGGAGCAAATAGTGGATTATTTTCACTTTTAGCAATTAATAAAGGAGCTAAAAAAGTTTATGCATTTGAACCTAATCAAGAATCGTTAATTAATTTGAATTGCTTAGTAAAAGATTTAAATGTAGAAGTAATAGATAAAGCTATATACACTAAAGATGAAGATCTTACTTTCTATATAGACCCAAGTAATACTACAATCGGAAGTATATCTGAAGATCATATTAAAAATAATGGTAGTGAGGTAAAACAAATAACTGTACCTGCTGTGTCTTTAAAAACATTCTTTGATCAAAATAATATTGAAAGATTATCATTATTAAAGATGGATATTGAAGGGGCTGAATATGATATTATAGAAAATCTTGAAGATGAAATTTTTGAAAAAATAGATAATCTTCTTATAGAATTTCATGATAATGAAGGTGAAAGAGTAGAAAAATTAATTCAAACCTTAGTTAAAAAGGGATTTGATGTTGATCAAATTAGGGATCAAAATACTGAAAACAACAACAGTATTATAGAAGAAGCATATAAATCTTCTCCTATTGGAACTATTTTTGCTAAAAAATCTCCTGAGGAAAAGTTACTAACTGTACTTATTCCTACATACAATCATGAAGAATATATTGAACAATGTATTGATAGTGTTTTAATGCAACAAACATTATTTAACTTCAATATCTTAATATCTGATGATTGCTCTACAGATAATACTTGGAATATCATACAAAAATATAAAGATATTCCAAATGTAATCCTACACAGAAATGAAAAAAATCAAGGAGCTGTCATTCGTAGGACCTATGATCTTTTAAAGAAAATTAGTTCTGAATATGTTACTATTCTAGATGGTGATGATTACTATGTCGATAAAAGTAAATTACAAAAACAGATAAACTTTTTAAAGAATAATAAAGAATATTCTGTTTACAGTGTTGGATATTATATAAAAAATCCTGGTGATGATAATTTCATGAGTAGTTATTATTGGGGTATAAAAGGAGAGGTAATCTTAAGAGATAACATGAAAGCCAATTATATTTCTTTTGGTTTTATGTTTAGAAATAATCTTATTAAAGACATGGAATTCCCTGATTGGTTTTTCCATGAAGATGTTTTTGATGCTTACTGGGCATTAAATACTATACTTTTAGAAAAAGGAAAAGGAAGAAATGATAAATGGGTAGGAGGAGTTTATAGAATTACCCCCAATGGTGCCTATGGAGAAAGAAGCCATGACTGGAAAGTAGAAGTAACTACAAAGCAAAGCCAAGTAATAACCTCTGCTTACCCAGATGTGAATAAAAATTTCCTAGTACATGAATCTAATATAAATTTACAAGACATATATAGTGGACATTTTGCAGTACAATATAAGGAGGTTCCCTATTTAAAATGCCCTATGGATTATGCTCTCTACCAAATGCTAATTATGTCTATTAAACCAGACCTAATCATAGAAATCGGAACCTATATGGGTGGGGGAGCTTTATATTATGCTGATTTGTTGTATTTATTAGGAAAAGGAGAAGTTCATACAATTAATCTCTATAATGAAATACACGATCAAAAAGTATTTAATCATAGTCAAATTAAGTTTTTCTATGGTGGTTTTGAAGAATATGATATAGAAAAAAATACTAAAGGGTTTGAAAAAATACTAGTTATAGATGATGGATCTCACACTTATGAAGATGTATTAAAATCCCTAAATAAATTTAGTAAAATTGTATCTAAAGATTCTTACTTTATTGTTGAAGATGGAGTGATTGATTTTACTGGTCTTTCTGATACTTACAATGGAGGGCCTCGTAAAGCTATTAATGAATTTTTGCAAACAAATTCTGATTTTGTTATAGACAGACATTGGTGTGATTATTTTGGAACCAATTCTACTTTCAACCCAGACGGATACCTAAAAAGAATAAACTAACACTATGCCTCCAGAAATAAAACCTATTATAATAGTAGATGCTTTTTTTCACAATGACAATTGTGTAAGAACTTTTAAAAATTATTTATCTTCTATTAAAAAAACTGGTCTCCCCATAATGTTGGTGACAAACAGTAAATTTGAACAAGCATTAATTGATGAAGTAGATTATCTTCTATACGATCACAATAACAGACTATTTAAAAAAGACTATTCAGATGTAGAAACTATTGCTATGTGGTATAGAGATAACCACAAATATTTTTCAATAGCAATTAAAGCATTTCAAAAACATGGTTTGTCTGTTTTGTCTAATTTATATCATTCTACTAATTTAGCCTTATCTTTAGGTTATACCCATTTTTTTAGAATAGAATATGACTGTACAGTTCCTAGTATAGAAAATGTTAAAAATATTATAGCTGAAACCCAAGAACAAAATAAAAAGGGATACATCTATATAAACCAAAACAAATATATTTGTTTCCAATTCTGGTATTTTGCTTTAGATTATTTTACTGAAATTTTCCCCAAAATAAACAATGAAGATGATTATATTATAGCAAAACGAAATTTCAATAGTGATGAAAATTTCATGATTGCTGAAGAGTTTGTTCTTAATATAGTTAGATCCTCAGAAGGAGGGTTTGATAATGTAGTAAATAAACAAGCAAATATAATATTTGATGATTTCCCTGATTCTTCCTGGAATACCCTTATATCCCCCTCAGAATCTGATCTGATAATAGATGGATTTATATCATCTATTCATAGAGTAGGATATACGGTTGAAGGAGTTGATCCACAATATACCCCTACAGACAATACTAAATTTGCTATAATAACATGGAATTGTAGTTCAGAAAATAATAATAAATCTATTGTTAAAATACTAAGAAATAATCAAGAACCACAAATTATAGAACATAACTTATATAGTAGTAATGATAATTATGTAGAAACGTTTGATTTAACAGAAGAAAATGTAGAAGTACAAATTACTATGAATGATCATCAAACTAGATCTGTAATTATTAATAAAGATAATATACATTTAATAAATAACATACTTGTTTTAAATTAAATTATGTCAAATAATAGAGATCTTGTTGTTATAGGTGGATATCCTTCTACTGATAGTAGAAAACAAATATTAAAAGATACAATATTAAGTTTAAATCAACATTTTGATATATTACTTGTAACTCATTATCCTGCAGATATAGAAATACAATCATTAGTAAATTATTATATTTACGATATTAGAAATGAGTTTTTTATAAATGAAAATGTTTATTTTTACGTTCATACTCCTAAATTTTATTTAGAATATCATTATGGTGAAAATGGCCATAATCATCACTCATACGCTATATATAAATCTATGATGAGCGCAGTTTCGTTTATTAAAGATTATTATGATGGATTTTATTATGTAGAAGGGGATTCTATATTTTCTAAAGAAGACATAGAACAACTAAAAAATACCAAATTAGAAACAATAAAAAACAATAAAGAAGCATTTTTCTTTTTAATTGATAATTGTATACAAACAATATTTTTCTACACTAAAGTAGATTTTTTCAATAAGGTTTTTCCTATATGTAAAACAGTAGGTGATTATCAAAATTTATGTGGTCAAATCGGAAGTTTTGGAGTATTAGAGAATTTCTTTTATTGTAATTTAAAACAAAACAATTATTTAGATAATGCTCTATTAATACAAGGAACTCAAGTCTATGACTATTTTACCAATAGTAAAATAAACATTAACAGACTTAAAGATGATAACAATCAGCTTGATATTAAATTATTAAAAATAAAAAACACATCAGATTTTGCTTATTTTTATATGAATAGTATTGATATTGTTCATGAAAATCAATATGCAGATTTATATATAAATGATGAATTTATTGATACTATAAATTTACTAAGTCAATATGAATCCAATCCACTCCCTTCTCATTTACAATCAAATAACCATCTTACTATAAGATTAGGAAATACTGTTATAACATATACAAAAGATCAAATAATTAATAGCAATAGCTTTGTAGAATTTAAATAATATGAAATTTACTATAATTACTAGTTTTTATAATGGTTCTCATTTTATTTCTAGACTATATGAGAAAATAAAATCCCAAACATATACAAATTGGGAATGGATAGTTACTGACGATTTTTCATCTGATGCGGAAGATGCTAAAGAAATTTTATCATATATTTCTAGTAGGGATAGAAAGGTAAAGTATGTAGAACAATCTTTCAAAAAAGAAATGTTTTATAACCCACAAAATTTTTGCAAAGAAGCAGAAATAATAATACAAGCAGATCAAGATGATTATCCTCTACCTAAAGCATTAGAAGTATACCATCACTTCTTCACCAAATTTCCAGATACAATAGCAATTGCTGGTGCTGGAAACGCATTTAGAGAAGATGGAAACTGGATGAATTTTCACAATCCCGATTTTACAGACCAAAAAAATATGACTTGTGGTTATTTAACTTATTTAAGAGCATGGAGAAATAACCCAAATATAGATTATGATTTTAATCCAAATGGTTGGATGAAATATTATTATAATGATTTAGCTATATTGTGTACTTTAGAGGAACAAGGTAAAATACTTCATCTCCCTAGAAACTTATATTATTATAACTATAGAGAAAATTCTATATCTCATACCTTCTATGCAAATGAATCTGTAGATGAAGGTAGTGAATTAATAAAAAAAGTTAATAATAGGCGTATTAATAAAGATATAGATACATTTAATAGATATTTTGAACCTATTCATAAAGAATCTTTATGTTTAATGGATCATCATTTAAATAATGTAAATACTCAACAAAAAATAGTTTACTTAGATAGACAATTAGATTTTAAAAAATATTCATTACTTAAAGAATTATTTTTTGATCATGAATTAAATATAAATAAAATAGATGGAGATGAGGATGCATTAGTTTGTGTATTAAGAGATGAATCTGATCTAGATTATTTTTTAAATACTGATAGGCAATACAACATAAAAAAATGCCAACTTGTAATTTGGAACCAAGCCGAAAATCCATATACTAATATATTATTATCTAGAATACCTCAATATTATCAATGTTATTATTTTGCAGCTTATCAATCAATTATTAATATAATAAAATGAAAATAATTAATGTTACGCCTGGTTTAATTCCTATTCCCCCAAATGGATGGGGAGCCGTAGAAAAAATTATATGGGAGACACACAATGCCCTATTAGAATTAGGACATGATTCACAAATATTATATTTAGATGATGTAAAAGATTATGATGTAGTACATATTCATGTTGCTAATTTAGCTAATTTAGCACATGAACGTGGAATACCATATTATTTTACTATGCATGACCATCATGCCTTTTTATATGGAAAAGATTCTACTGCCTATAAAGAAAATTTACAAGCAATCAAGAATGCTAAAAAAGCCTTTGTGCCTGCTAAATTTTTAGTTGATTACTTTGAAGGAATACCTGAATATTTTTCACATGGAGTAAATACAGACTATTTTACTCCGGGAGAATTTAAAGAACACAAATTATTATGTGTAGCAAATAATGGATTTATTCATAATCAAGCCGAAGACAGAAAAGGATTTGGATATGCTATTGAAGCAGCAAAACAACTAGATTTACCTATTACAATAGCCGGACCAAGTAATAATAAAAACTATTTTGATACCTTCCCTTCAGATTATGATAAATTAACTATTTTATATGATCTTAATGAAGAACAATTAAAAAATATATACAAAGAACATAGTGTATTTATCCATGCTTCTATATTAGAGGCTGGACATCCTAATTTAACATTATTAGAAGCGTTAGCTTCTGGCTTACCTGTTATTGGAACTTTTGAGGATAATAACTTACTAAAGGGAATGATAGCTGTAAATCGAGATGTAGATGAAATTGTTGATGCTTTTAATAAAATTAAATTTAATTCACATACATTATATTCATCTAGGGCAAGACAACAGGCATTAGATTTATCTTGGAAAAATAGAACAAAAGATTTATTAAAAAAATATGAAGACAATAAAATAAATATGAAAGATCAATTAATATCTATTTATAAATCAACAAAAAAACTAGGAATACCTTCAAAAGTAAACATTCCTAAATTTAATATTAATTTTATTAATGGTCCTTTTGCTGAAGTGTTAGACTCACCTTATAAAAAACATAAAGTAAGCTTTATTAATAAAAAAACAAACACAGTAGAATATTCTCAAGAAATAGAAAGTAATTGTTGGGTTAGAACAAGTAAACAATATTATATAGATTGGAGAATAAAGATTGAAGATGAGAATGGTAATTTATTATATCAACATGATTTAGATCTTAAAGATAAAAGAGTATATATTGCTTTAGATTCTAAATCATTGGGTGATACTTTAGCTTGGTTTCCATATGTTGAAGAATTTAGAAAAAAACACAAATGTAAAGTTATTTGCTCTACATTTCATAATTATTTCTTCCAATCACAATACCCAGAAATTGAATTTGTTAAACCGGGAGATACAGTTTACAATTTATACGCAATGTATGTTATAGGGTGGTTTTACAATAGTGATGATAATGTTGACTTTAATAAAAATCCTTTTGACATTAAACAACAAAACCTTCAGAAAACAGCATCTGATATTCTAGGATTAGATTTTATAGAAGTAAAACCAAAATTAAAAAAGCCATTAGTTGCAAAGAAAAAACAAATTGCTATTGCTGTTCACAGTACAGCACAAGCTAAATATTGGAATAATCCAACAGGGTGGCAAGAAGTAGTTGATTGGTGTAAAGATCAAGGATATGAAGTAGTAATGTTATCTAGAGAAGAAAACGGATATATGGGAAATAAAAACCCAACTGGAATTAAGTATCCTGACTCATTTGATATGGAATCAACTGTAAAAGTACTTAATGAATCTGAAGCATTTATAGGAATTAGCAGTGGATTAAGTTGGCTATCATGGGCTACAGATACACCTACAATAATAGTATCTGGCTTTACTGAAGAATATACTGAACCTACTAGTTGTTACCACATTGATGCACCTTTAGGTAAATGTAGGGGTTGTTTCAACTCACATAGGCTAGATGCAGGTGATTGGAATTGGTGCCCCGTACATAAAGGAACACAACACCAATTTGAATGTTCTAAAGAAATATCTTCAGATAGAGTAATAAAAACCTTAGAGAAAATTTTGGTTGTCTCATAATCTTATTATATATTTATATACGAAACAAAAACAATTTTATGACATTACTTATCATTGTACTTATTGTAGCTGGTATTGTAGCTGCAGTTATTTTAAACAGCAAAAAGAAATCTTCATTCCCACCACAAGATGTTGTATCTGACAACGGCGCTGATCGTCCAACAGTTGTTCTAGCTGAAACACCAGTATTAGTACCAGTTGAACCTATTGCATCAGATGAAGAACTTGCTACTTTAAAAGAAGCTAAAAAAAAGGTTTTAACTAAAAAACAACCAGTTCAACAACCTGCAAAGCAATCTGCAAAAACATCTAATAAAAAATCTTCTAAAAAGACCAAATAATGAGTGACGAATCTAAGTTTATTGCTGAAGAAGAATTACTTCAGATTAAATCATTTAAGGCTCAAAAAGATAATATTACTTTTGCTTTAGGTAAAAATCGCATTGAAAAAGAAACATTACTTGCTTCTTTTAAAAATGTTGCTAATCAAGAGCAGGAATATTATAATAAACTTTCTATTAAATATGGTGATGGTAGTCTTGATTTAAATACAGGTGAAATTATTCCTTTTAATACCGATGAACAAAATATCTGAAATATTTAAATCGTGGGTTACTGCTACTAACCCAACACCTGAACAACAAGCAGTGGCCGAATATCGTGCTACTGTTTGTGATTCATGTGAGAAAAAAACTTACATTACTGCAATTAATTCATTTATTTGTGGTCAATGTGGTTGTCCACTAAGTAAAAAAGTATTTTCCCCTAAACCAGGTCCTCAAGCTTGCCCATTAGCTAAATGGGAGAAATAAAACGTTATGACACAACTAACACAAGAAGAATTACAATCAATTAAAGACCTCCAGTCTAAGTACAACCAAACACTATTCGAAATTGGTGTAGCTGAAGCGCAGCGTTTAGCATTGGTAGAGCAAGCCGAAAAACTTGAAAGCAATAAAAAAACATTGCTAAGTGATCTTGCTACAATTGAACAAAAAGAAAACGACCTAATTAAATCCCTTCAGGATAAATACGGAACGGGTTCTATTAATCCCGAAACGGGAGAAATCACGCCTATTCAACAGTAATCTGCGTTTTATAGTGATTTTTGGATATTTATTATTAGGTCAATCCTATTAAAATTTTCAAAAACAATTATACAAAATGGCAGAAAAAATCTTATCTCCTGGCGTATTCCAAAATGAATCAGATCAATCATAGTTACTACTATGAATATTTAACTTCTTTAGCCGCTAAGGATTTCTTCCAAAATGGCGGTCAGACATTATTAGTTACCAGAATTATTAGTGGCAGTGCTAATCTTAGTACTTATGCAAGTTCTTCAGTAGCTGATATTGATGATGATTCTATTGATAATTCATTTGTACTTGAAACATTAGCTTGGGGCAATCAAATGAACAGTGCTGGTGGTACTGAAGTTGGTGGTGCCTTACCTAGTGGTAGTGCAATGAATGTTCGTTGGGAAGTTACAAATGTAAATACTGGAAGCGGTACCTTTACTTTAGCAGTTCGTGCTGGTAATGATAATAATGCTCAAAGGAATTATCTAGAAACTTGGGCTAACTTATCATTAGATCCAATGTTACCTAACTACATTTCTCGTGTAATAGGCGATTCAAAACCAGTATATGATGCTACAAACAATATCATCAATTACGTTGGTTCTTACGCAAATGCTTCTCAATACATTCGTGTTAAATCTATATCTAAACCACAAGTAGATTCTATTGACAATAACGGTAATTTTAAAGCAACCCAATACAGTGGTAGCCTACCAGCTCTAGGAAGTGGTTCATTTGGGGGTGCTGTTGCAGCAACAGCTACTGTTCAACTTATGAACGAAAATATTACTACAACTAATATTCAAGGATTTGCTCCGGCTGATTATGTTACTGCTTTTGGTATTTTAACTAATAAGGATGAATACCAATTTAATGTATTGCTTGCTCCTGGTGTTGGTTTAGATTGTAGCGCTGCTTCACAATTAATCTCAACAGCTGAAGGACGTGGTGATGCAATTGCAATTGTAGGAACCGGTGTTTATGGTACTTCAATTTCAGCTGCTGCTAATGCTGCTGCTGGCCAACCAAGCAACTACGCAGCTACTTACTATCCCTGGGTTCAATTATTCAGCTCAGGTTTAGGTAAAGCAGTATGGGCTCCCGCTCCAACAGTAATGGGTGGTGTATTTGCATTCAACGACCAAGTTGGTGCTGAATGGTTTGCACCTGCCGGTTTAAATCGTGGTGGTGTTCCTTCAGTATTACGTGCTGAAAGAAAATTATCTCAAAGCGATCGCGATACATTATATGAAGCAAATGTTAACCCATTAGCTACATTCCCTGGAGAAGGGGTTGTAGTATTTGGTCAGAAAACATTGCAGAAAAAACAAACAGCTCTTGACCGTGTAAACGTTCGTCGTTTGTTGATTGCATTAAAAGACTATATTGGTCAAGTAGGTAATAATTTAGTATTTGAACAAAACACTAACGTTACTCGCAATCGCTTTTTATCTCAAGTTAATCCATACCTTGAATCAGTAGTACAACGTCAAGGTTTATATGCTTACAAGGTAGTAATGGATGATTCCAATAATACACCTGATGTAATTGATCGCAACCAATTAGTAGGCCAGATCTACATCCAACCAACTAAGACTGCTGAATTCATTATCTTGAACTTTAACGTACAACCAACCGGCGCTACATTCCCTGCATAAGGGGATGTAGTTGCTAATATTTATTGATAGCAATAAAAAATTAAAATAAAATGGCAGTATTAGACGCTAACGAAATAATGTTCACCGCTTTTGAACCAAAAGTTCCCAATAGGTTCATAATGTACATTGATGGTATTCCATCATATTTAATTAAAAAGGCATCAGCTCCTGGATTTGAAGCCAATATGATTAAACTCGATCACATCAACGTTTACCGTAAAGTAAAAGGTAAAGTTGAATGGAATGATATGACTTTAGAATTATACGATCCCGTAACCCCATCAGGCGCACAAGCAGTAATGGAGTGGGCTCGTTTAGCACACGAATCAGTAACAGGCCGTGATGGATATTCCGACTTTTATAAGAAAGATTTAACACTAGACATTCTAGGCCCAGTAGGTGATGTAGTAGGTGAGTGGATTATCAAAGGTGCTTATTGCAAAACAGCTACTTTCGGAGAATATGACTGGAGCCAGGGTGATGCTGCAATTACTTTATCCTTAACAATCGCTATGGATTACTGTGTACTCAACTTCTAAAAGATCCTTCATATTTTTTTCTTTTGGTGTCTGCTTTCGCAGACACCTTTTTTCTGCATATATTTATATATACACAAATAAAATAGTTTATGGCCGAATTAAAAATCCCAACAGAAACAGTTACATTACCCTCAAAAGGTTTATTGTACCCCAAAAGTGGTATTGTTATTGATAAATTACTTCAATCATTAATTGTTACACCAATTGATTATAACGAATTGTTAATTGGTGATAAAAACGCAATATTAGTTGCTGCTCGTGTTTTAGGTTATGGTAAAGACTATAATATTAATTATGGTGGTAAAGAAATTACTATTGATCTATCCAAGCTAGAAGATAAAATAATTGATGAATCTTTATATAAGCGCGGAATAAATGAATTTCCCTTCACTCTACCTCATTCTGGTAACAATATTACTTTTAAGTTATTAACACATGGTGATGAACAAAAAATTGAAGCTGAAATTAAGGGGTTGCAAAAAATTAACCCAAATGTAACTACTGATGTTACAACTCGTTTAAAATATATGGTTACATCTGTTGAAGGTAAGCGTGATGCTAAAGATATTCGTGATTTTGTTGATAATTACTTAATCGCTAAAGATTCAAGAGCACTACGCCAATACTATGCAAAAGTATCCCCAGACATTAATTTAAAATATATACCAGAAGATGTAGATTATGTAGGGGAGGGCATAGATATTCCAATATCTGTTAACTTTTTTTGGCCTGATTCTGGAATATAGACCTATACTATTTTCCCAAATACATGAAATAGTATTTCATAGTAATGGTGGATATGATTGGGATACTGTTTATAATATGCCTCTTTGGTTGCGTAAATTTACATTTGAAAAATTAAGAGAATATTACGAAAAACAAAAAGAAGAAACAGAAAAGCAACAAAATATGTTGAAAAATAAATCAGGAAAAGATATATCTCGTCCTAATATATCCCCATCTAAATCACCAACATACGTAGCTAAAGCGCCTAAAAAATAGGCGCTTTAAATATTTATATGATGTAACATTATATCATGGCAGAACCTACAGTACAAGAATTACAACAACAATTAACAGATCTTAACAAAAAATTAAGAGAAGCAGGTGGCTTAGGTATTGACCTTCAAGAAGCATTTCGCAATGCCGGAAATGATACTAAAAAACTTAATGAATATGTTGATAGATTAAACAAACAATATGAAGATATTGTAGATAATGCTGATTATATTTATAGAACATTTCAAGACATAACAGCTGAATTAAAAAATCAAAATGTTTTATTAAAAATAGGCAAAGGAGCATTTAAAGAATTTACAAACATTGCCCAGGATTTAAATTCTTATCAAAAAGGATATAATGACCTTACTGATAATAAATTTAAAAAATTAAAAAATAATCTTGCTGCTGAAAAAAAAGAATTAGATTTTGTTGTACAGAGATTAAAAGCTAGTGAAGCAAGTCGTCAAAGAGAAGTCGAAGCATTAAATGCATTAGATGAAAGAACCCCAAAACAAAAAGCTAGACTACAAGAACTACTAAAAGAAAATGAACTTCTAATTAATGCTACTGAAGCTATATCTTCGGGTATTCCTATTTTAGAAAAAGAATTAAATTTAACTAAGCAAATAGCTGATACTAGAAAAGATCTAGGAGGATTAGCCCAAGCTGCAGGTAAACTTGTTTCTCAATATGGAGGTTCATTAGCTAGTTTTTTAAATGTAGGTGAAGCAACAGAAGCTGTTGAAGATTTTAATAAAAAGCTTATTCAAGATGCTTTATCTACTGAAAAAGTAAAAAATGACCTTTTAGAAAATGAAAGAAAAAAAAGATTAGCAGAAATAGGTAAAGATGAAGCAGGAAATTCTATAACACAAGAACAAGCTCAAGAACGATTAATAGCATTAGAAAAAGAATCATATAAAATAAAACAAGAAGCCGTTGCTTCAACTGACAATCTAGGTAATAAATTTAAATCATTAGGAGTATTTGTTAAAGGATTGGGGGTTGGCCTTAAAAAATCACTAACAGACCCAGTCACAATACTTACTTTTATTATAGATAAAGCTCTGCAAGCCAATGAACAGGCTGTTAATTTAGGTAAAATTATAGGATATGGAGCTGACAGATCTGATAGACTTAGAGAAAATTTTGCTTTTATAGCAGGGGTTACTCCTAACATTAATGTTAATTCTAAATCAATAACTGAGGCTTTTGGAGAATTAGCCCAATCAACTGGATATGTTTCCCAATATTCTGCCGATCAGCTTGAAACACAAGTTAAATTAACTAAACAAGTTGGTCTACAAGCAGATGAAGCTGCTCAAATTCAACGTTTTGCTGTTTTGAATGGTAAAACTTCTGAAGAAACTTATTCTTCTTTTGTTAGGGGATTAACAGCAGCAAGAAATCAACTTAAAGTCGGAATTAACTTTAAATCAGCATTAGCTGAAGCTTCCAAAGTATCGGGACAATTAGCAGCAAATCTAGGAAACAACCCAGAACAAATTGCTAAAGCAGTAGTAGCTGCTAAAGCATTTGGTATGACATTAGAACAAGTTGCTGCTGCTGGTGATAAATTACTTGATTTCGGTTCATCAATTGAAAATGAATTAAAAGCTGAATTATTAACTGGTAAACAAATAAATCTTGAAAGAGCAAGAGCAGCAGCATTAGCTGGTGATCAAGTTACTTTAGCTGAAGAATTATCTAAAAATATAGGTACAGCAGCTGAGTTTACTAAAATGAATAGGTTACAACAAAATGCCTTAGCTGAATCTGTAGGTATGACCTCAGATCAATTAGCTGAAACATTAAGAAAAAGAGAAGAAGCACTAGCTAGTGGTAAATCATTAGTTCAAATACAAGAAGAAGAAGCAAAACAAGCTCTTGAAAGACAACAAATACAAGAGAAATTTAGTGCGGCTTTATTAAAAATACAGGATGTAGTAGGTAATCTAGTAGCTGGACCTTTTGGTCAATTATTTGATCTAGTATCAAATATAGCTTCTATATTTACTAACATTATCAGCCCTGTAATTACAGGGATTTCTTATGTTGTTGGTTTAATAGTAGAAGGATTTAAAACATTATCTCCAATATTATTAGGCATTGGGGGTTTAATAGCAGCAATGAATGCTAAATTATTAATAAATGCTGTTCTTTCTGTGGCTCAAGGGGCTTGGAAGGCTTTAGGAGGTATATTTCCTGTAGGTCCTATTTTAGCAACAGCTGCTACATTGGCTGGTGTTGGTTTAGTAACAAGATTAGCTAAAGGAACAGCATTTGCTGAAGGAGGTATTGTAACTGGTGAAATTAATAATGCAACTGTTGGTGAAGCCGGTCCTGAAGCAATAATTCCCCTAAATTCCCCCAAAGCTGATAAAATATTAGGTGGGGATGGTTCTCCATCAATAGATCTTACCCCAATGATAGCAGCAATCAATGAAGTAAGAGCAGCTGTTGATAGATTGTATAGTAAAGATACATCAATCAACATGGATGGTAAAAAAGTAGGTTCAACACTAGTACAAGGCTCATATAAAGTAGCATAATTAAATATTTATTCGTATAAAATAGATAAACCATGGGATTATTAGACAAATTAAAAAGTAGCATTTTAGGATTAGGTGGTAACAAACCACAACAATTTGGTGTAAACCCAATCCCACCTGATTCACTTCATCAATTATATTCAGTTGATGGTAATCCAAATGTTGATTGGCGCCTAATTAAAGGCAATTTATCCAACAAACCACAGCCATCTACTCTGGATGAATTAGATACTAAAGCTCCAAATCTTAAACCAAACGGAGTTGTATCACAAGTATACAAATCTAAGCAAGGCCGTAGATATAAGGACCTAGGACCAACTGAAGGACGTTACTAATATAATATAAATGCCCCTACTTGATTTAAAAACCGACTTAAAATCACTTAAGTACGGAAAAGATCGACCAGGCGGAGGTGACAGTGGTCAACCATACCAACAAGTCGATATCAACACCGTTGATAGAGGCTTTAATCGTTTTCGAATGACTAAATTTGATGATGGTTTAGTTAGAGGTGGTGTTGTAGGTGCTGCTAATGCTTCAATTGTTGATACTTTCCGTATAGGGAAATTTCTTAAGGACTTTCCAAAAGGTCCTTTATTTATTGTTAAA